ATGTCCATAGGAGTTACTAGATCAGAAGTAGACTTCTGGTTAGCTAGACCCTTACCCATGTTACGGAATTTGTAGGTGTCACCTACTACGTTGTTTCGTACAGTTACAGCGCCTTTCAAAAGGCCAGCGTTTTGGTATGCGTGCTTAACAAGACTGTCAAACTCCGTTACCGCTACGGATGATAATACTTTACTCATAATGATTTCCTCGAAAAAGAGTAATAAATAATATAAAAGTTTTTCAAGGTTTTAGCTGAGTACCCGAGTAAACTTGGTCAGCATTCAACCTAAATTTACTGGGCCTTAATAGAAAGGGGTGTCCAGTGTGCCGATTATACACCTTTCACCCCATAAACTCAACCAAACGTGCGGGTATGAGCCTTGTCGCCACCAAATTCCTGCATCATCTTCTGGATTTTGGCTTCGTGAGAGGCATCAATACTACGAAGTAGCTGCCCATTTTCGTTCTTCATAAACATCTGAGCTTCAATATCGCTCCAGGTCATGCCAGTAGGATGCTGTCCACCATCAATAGGTAGCTTAGTAGGTGCAGTAGCACGAACCAAATACTCTACCAACTCAATAGACTTGGCATCAGTTACCAGATCACGAACCACATCGTAGTCAGCAGCATCTAAGTTGTTCTTTAGATAGCCTTCAACATTCTTAATGCGCTCGCCAGCATTGTCACCCAGTCGTGCAATCTCTTGCTCCTGCGTTACAGCTTCTACTGCTTCACCTTGTGCTGACAACAATTCCCACGCATCACCAAATGCTTCTTGGCTCATGCCTGTCTTCTCAGCAAACTCAGTTAGCTCTTGCAGTAGGGCATCGTCAGACTCAATTCCTTCTGGGCCAGTATAGCCATCTTTGGGAGCGCCAGTAAATCCACCGAACTTCTTTTCTAGTTCAGTATAGGCTTTGGCTTGCTCTGCGACAGACTTATACTTGTCGCCTTTGTACCATTCGGGTGTCTCACCTGTACCCTTGATACCATCAGATAAAAAGTATTCACCTTCACCTAGTTCGGGTGTACTTGCATCCAACAGGGTTTCGCTTGTTGTTGTTTCTAGTGCGGCCTGTTCTTCACTCATAATTATTCCTTACAGTATTTTAGCTTGTTGCATTTGGTTGATAATAAATTTAACAACTCCAGCCTCACCGTTATGGTAGGCGGCCTCATAATCAACATTAGAAGCACTAAAGGGGGTGTCATTGTTAAAGATAAACCGTTGCGTAATATCCTCAAGTACACGTTTGCCACCAACACTTGCGAAGCATTCGTTGTAAGCCTGAGCTAATTCAGCAGCAGCTTGTCTTTGTTTGGCGTTAGCTGCCTTTGCACCTTCTGCATCGACAGCCGTAGTATTGATTGTATCCCAACTCATAGAGCAGTTTGTCCTTGTGGAGGTGGAGGCTCACTACCTTCCATACCTTGTTGTTGTGCAGCAACTCCAGCTTCCATGATCTCTTGCTTTTCTGCTTTGCTTCTTATTAACTGGGCTGGCATTCCAGTCTTTTCACCAACCCAAGCCGCAAGGTCTTCAACTTTAAAGCCAATACCAACCTGATCTGGGCCAGCAGTGTTCATTACAAAACTAACAGCCTGCTGAACAGTCAAGATGTCTTCACCGTCCTGCGCCTTAGCCAATGGTGACATAAACTTAATAGCGACCTGACGACCATCTAGCTCAATAGGTGTAATAATACCACGACGAGTCAGTATAGCAGCTACTCGCTTAATGATGGGTATCAATACTTCGGTCTGTAATCTGCCGAAGGCAGAGCCGATGCGTTTAGCAAGTTCACGCGACTCGATGGCAACCTCAGTGGCGGATCGAACAGCACCAGTAGGATCACGAAGATCGTTGAATAGGGCCTTCTTGATTGACATCTGTAGCTCATTGATTTCAAACTGTGCCAATTGTAAGTTAGAGCCTGTATCTAGGCGTTGAATAGAAGGGTTGCTGCTGTTGTTAGAACCAACTGGAATAACAATGCCTGGGCTTATATTCAAATTGTAGGGGTTAGTTACGCCATCGTCTGTTGCTGTGTACATACCTGCTAGGTCAATAGCGGCCTTCTGTAGTACAAACTCTTTGGCCTTGTTCAGTGAGCGTACATCAGGGAGTGCCTGTAGTGCTGGGCCTCGACCCCTAATCTCACCAGCTACCTTACTATAGCGGCCTGTAACCCAAGGGCTAGAGTCTGCATAGTCCTGCATCCAGCTAATACGGTCTTCCTTATCAACCCACACGCAACCATAGTAGGTCTTGGTCTTGGGCATATAAACAACACCCTCGCGCACATCGACATCAGTGTCTGGCTTTTCCTTAATGACTATCTTCATCTTCTCTGATGCTTCAAAGCCTTTCCAGTAACGCTCTAGGTTACGAGCCTTTACCTTAAATCGTCGCCAATGCGTTTCGATATTACCTTGTGGGCCTTCCTCAAATGCTATTCCCTTCTGAGGAATCGCGTTAAAGATGATGGGCATCTCGTCACTTTCGTCTTCATCAATACGGAGTGTGCCTGTACCAATAAGGAGATCAAGGGCGTGCTCATAAAACTGAGTAGCAAAGTTAGAACGGTTAATGTAATCAAAGATAACCTCTGCCTGAATATGCAAGTTGCCCTGTATGTCTTGTAGGCTGACATCAAAGTTACCTTCTTCAAGCTGCTTAACAACTAGATCAGATGGCTCAAAGGTAGCCCAGCGTGACCAGATAGGAGCAATGTTTTCTTGTAGCTTACTAGCACCCTGTTGGATAGCTTCAAGTGCAGTGGAGTCAAAGATACGATCCATCTTTTTCTGGCCTGGAGCGTAGTCCTCAAACAAGTTACGGTTTGGCAGAAAGTATTCATAGGCATCGTCAAGTTGATCGTGCCACATAGCAGCACGTTTAAACGCAGCAGCTTCTCTAGTCTTTAGGTCTTGTAGCGACCCCAGCTCTTTTGGTAGTTTCATTATACTTTTTTACCTTTCTTGCTTCTGCCTTTTCTGCTGCCACTCATACCAGAAGGATCAGTGCCAAATGTTTTGGCATCTTGTCTAGCTGCGGCTGCTGCACCTCTACCGCCTACCCCCTTGTCAGCTTGTTTAGCAAACTCTCCTTTTTTGGTTATGCCATATCCTTCGGTAATTACCTCACCTTTGCCTCGATATGCCTCTAGTGGCTTATCATCTCCACCAGCTACATCAAAAATAGTTTTAGGCTTGCGTCCAGCAAAAGCATCTTCTTCTTCGGGAGTGCCAAGCAAAGAGGCTTTGCCTAGTTTACCGCGAGCAACAGCTTTCAACCTGCGTTCGCTTTGGGCTGTTTCTTTATCTAAAGCCATACGCTGTCTTCGTTCTATAGCTTTTTGTTCTGCGGTTTTTTCTATTTCACCGCCTCCTGCTGTAAATCCCATGTTATCGCCTCTTGTGCTGTATTAGCTTAAATAGTTGATATGGAGTCCATACAAAAGGTTTATCAATGCCTAGCATTTTTTTGGTATGACCAACGCAAGTGTTGAGCATAAACAACGAATTACTGGCTTCCTTTTGCATATAACCCACAGTTATATCTGTTGGCCCAATTATATCATTTATGCTCTCTACATTATATACCCGCAACTTACCTTTGGTTTTTTCATGGACAATGTATTTGCCAAGGGAGGGCTTAATCACTAAGCAGTGTTGGATTGTGGGGTGCAGAAATCGTGACAGCCAGTGACCGTTTTCCTGCTTGAATACAACGAATATATCGCTTTGACGACTAGAAGACACTAAAGTTCACCTTTGCTGTGTGTGGTTTTGCGAAACCCTGATCTCGGCGGAGAGCAGATCGACCTTCACCTTCACCTTGTAGGGCATACTCAAGTGCTTCTACTGGGTGAGAGTATTCATTCTTGTCGGGCTGATCACTGTAGCGTTCGCCTGAAGTCTGCACACGACGATAACAGAAGCCACCCTGTAGACCCTTACGAATCATAGAGGCTTTGGGCAAGACAATGAAGCGAGGCTTACCATCCATGCACATCTCTTTCATGGGTACTTCTAAAGCGGCTCTGCGTTTTAGGGGATCGTTAGACTCTGTTGGGTTGCAGGGTATGCCAGCGGCTCGCATAATCTGGAATGGAGTCTCACTGTTGGACTGATTCTTATTGGAACCAGAGGGATCACCCCACCCCTTAAAGGTGCAGTTAGGATAAGTCTCTTCCATATAGCGTTTTAGGGTAGGCGCAAAGTCTACGGCACCGGAATCAGTAAGCACCATTTCGTCAAAACAGACCCAACGCCCGATAGCAGTACGCTGAAGAAAGGCACAAGCAGGTGTACGACCAAAGTCAAAACCCAGAATGATAGGAGTGTCCTTGCACGGTGTGAAGTCCATATGCGATGCGTGAACACTATCCGTATACATTGGGTGAACAGGTTTGCCGTTCGACACAAAGCCGTACTCATTAGCAAGATTAACTTTAATCCAATCATGTGTTTTACCTGATAGTCCGCGTTTGTAATAGTTAGCAGGGAGGTTGGGTAGGTTCTCGGCCTTGTCGTTTACCTTCCAAGTTTCTCCATCCTTATACACACCGCCTGGTTGTCTATGGAATGCCCAGCCTTCAGGACGCTCAATCTCGGCCAACTTGTAGTACCAGTGGTCTTCATCAGGTGCGTTACTGTCACCTAGCACACCGTGATGCGTAGGTTTGATTCCCTCCTTGGGGGAAGGATAGCGACCATGACGTAGGTCAAGCATATCGAGAACGGCCTTAGAATGCTCTTTCGTCTCGTTTAGCCATACCCATGTACACTGGATACCCCTAGCCTTCTTAACGTGCTCAGGGCGGTCAAAAGCGATGAATATGACCTCGCATTTAACTGAGGTGCCATCTTCTAGGCGGAAGTTGATGTAATGGGTAGGTGGTTCTTTGTTACCCTGACGGAATGGGCCAAGGTCTTCGTGTATCTCTAGCCAGTCTTTAATGGTGGTGGAGAACAGTTCGGAATAGGTGTTTCGGCAGGCAATGATGCGGGACAGTCGGACACCATAGTTCTTGTGTCCAGGGGTCATTACTGGCTTTTGTTCGGTCATCAAGTCGAATAGCTTGAGGATGGTTTGGACAGTCTTGCCTGAACCCAGTGGCCCCATAATAAAGGAGTTCTGAGAGCGGCAGTCAGCGTAATCTTGTAGGACTTGTCCTTGTGGCCCCATGCAGTATTCTATTGTCGGCATTCAGTGATAACCTCAGCTTGTGTTTCTATAACGACTCGCGCACCACAGGATAGGATGGGCTTACCTGTTTCAGAATAACGCACTACAGAGTCTCTAAGGATTTGGACGCTGTGGCAGTAGGTGTTCTTCTTTCCCTGCTTAACAGTAATGACCGGCTCATCAGTACCATGCTTTAGGTTAGCCTTTATCTTATGCTGGTTGACATGAATATAGGTTTTCATTTCTTGCTCCAGTCGATTGCATCATAGCCACTTTTGAACTTCTCGCGTGTCTCAGGGGTTGATGTGCGATTACCGTCACCCTTACCACCG